GGGCGCAACAACGCAGGGCAGCCCACCAAGGGCAAAGCCTGCCAAGACACAAAGATCTTGGCGGTGTCCTACGCTGGCGGTGTTTACTCGCTGCGCATCCCGCCCGCATCGCTGAAAAACTTCGGCACCTTCGTCCGCGCCCTGCAGACCCGCAAGGTCCAGCTCGGTGCTGTGATTACCTTCCTTTCGCTGGATGACGAGGCTGATTTCCCGGTGCTTAACTTCCGCGTCGGTGGCTTCGTGCCCCGTGAGAAGGTTGCAGCGCTGGCCGAGCTGGCAGGATCTCCAGAGGTTGACGAGATTGTGCACCCGACCTATGCCGTTGAGCCTGCCCCGGAGCAGACGTCGCCTGCGGCACAAGCCCCGGACGTAGAGGCGGAAGACAAAGCCAAGGCTGAAGCTGCCGCCAAGGCTGAAGCCGACAAGAAAGCCAAAGCAGAGGCTGACAAGAAAGCCAAAGCCGCTGCCGAGAAGAAAGCCAAGGCAGAAGCCGCTGCCGAGAAGAAAGCCAAGGCAGAAGCCAGCACGCCCGACCCTGACGCAGACGAGGATGGGGAAGCCCCTCCGTCTGACGACGAGCTGGCCGACCTGCTCGGGCTGTAAAACCTTAGCCCCCTCCTGCTGGTCGGGAGGGGGCACCTTTTTAGGAGCCGACCAATGGAACCCTCTGAAATTATTAAGACCATAGAAGACGCAGGGGTGACGCTCACCGAAGCGTCTAAGATTCTACCCGTGTCGAGGGCGACCCTGCACAACTGGAAAAGCGGGGTGACCCACGGAGAACAGTTGCGTACCAAGCTCGCTTCGAGTTACGCTAACCTTCTTCACCTCGCAATGGAGCAAGGCCGCTTGCCCCTGCCTGACGATATGCCGCGCACCGAACGGCTCGCTGCCATAAAGCGGATTCTCAGGGACGTCAAAGGATCCGTGTAAGATGAACCATGTGATTAACACTGTGGTTCTCTTTACTTTCGTAAGGTGTCTCTATGTTTTTGAATCGCGCACTCCCAGCACAAGGGCGCTACTGTGCCGTCACTGTCTCCCGGGGGAACTTCCGCCACAAGTTCTTTGAGTCCTTGGAGGATGCAGAAGAATACCTGCTCGACAAAGATGCTCAAGGCCACACGGTCTACATCGCACAAGCCACATTTCGTGAACCCACCCGCCGCAACGCTGATAACGCACTGGCGTTGCGGTCTTTTTTCCTCGACATAGACTGCGGCGAAGACAAGCCCTACCCCTCCCAGCGCGAAGGCGCGATAGCCCTCAAGCAGATGGTCGAAGCGGCAGGACTACCGGAACCCATCGTGACTTCATCCGGGCGCGGGCTCTACGCGCACTGGCCCATGAGCCACGACATCCCCAAGTCTCAGTGGGTAAAAGTCGCGCAGGTTCTCAAGCAGGTATGCCCCGCATACGGACTGCAGGCCGACCCGGCCCGAACCTCGGACGCAGCCAGCATCCTGCGCCCACCGGGATCAACCAACCGCAAACCGGGGCAGCCTCCGCGCACCGTCACCGTGCTCAACAAAGACCTCCCGCAGTATGACTTCCGGGACTTCGTTACGCGGCTGGCACGGGCGGCGAACCGGCAGCAGATCAAGACCAATGTCGCCTCTGCACCCAAGGCAGACAGCGATGACGCGTGGAGCCAGTTCAGCGTATACGAAGAGATTCCCTCCGACCCGCGCAAGATTGCAGACCGCTGCGCTCAGCTCGCCGTTATGCGTGACCGACAGGGCAACATCCCCGAGCCGCAGTGGTACGCCTGCATCGGCCTGCTCAGGCACACAGTCGGCGGAGAGGAGATTATCCACGAGTGGAGTAGCGGACACCCGGACTATACCGAGGACGAAACCGACGCCAAGATCTCCCAGCACGAGCAGTCCGGCGTCGGGCCAACAACATGTACCTACTTCGCCTCCCTCCAGCCCGATAACTGTCTCGGGTGCCGCTACAAAGATAAGGTGAAATCACCGATCCTGCTGGGAAGACCCGAGCCGGAGCCGCTGCCTGCCCCCACCGAGGAGGAGGTCGAGCCCCCGCCGCCGTTCCTGCGCACCAAGGAGGGCATTTTCCTGCAGGATGGTGATGTCCAGTTCAAGGTTTACGACCTTGACATTTATCCCATAAGCATTTCCTTCGATGAGTCGTTAGGTTACGAGGTCACTGTAATCCGCCATCGCCTCCCGCACGATGGATGGCATGAGTTTACTATCCGCTCTTCGGTCGTCAATGACTCCCGGGGATTATTGACCGCTTTGTGGGACAACCACGTTCACATTACCGGCAAGAAGGAGAAGAATCTAATGTGTGCGTATCTCGAAGGTTACATGCAGCGCCTGCAACGGAAGCGTAAGCTCGGGCGGCTGATGAATCAGATGGGATGGAAAGAGATAAACGGCAGCCGTGCCTTCGTGCTTGGCACCAAGATCTTCAACAGCGATGGCAGCGTCGATCAGGTCGCGCTCGCCAATAACATTCCCACCGCGGCCCAAGCCTACCACTGCAAGGGAGAGCTGGCCGAGTGGGTGCGCACAACAGATGTCTTTAACGAAGAAGGTACAGAGCCCTATGCGTTCGCGCTGCTGGCCGGAGCATTCGGTGCACCGCTGATGAAATTTACCGGCTACGAGGGGGCGATGGTCTCACTGGTCGGGCAATCAGGCATTGGCAAGACCCTTGTGACCCGCTGGGCACAGAGCGTTTACGGCAAACAGGACGAGCTGATGATGCTGCGTGACGACACACGCAACAGTCTGGTGGCACGGCTTGGGGTCTACGGCAGCCTGCCGCTGACCATCGACGAGATCACCAACATTGACCCGGCAGAGCTGTCGGATCTGGTCTACCGCATCACGCAGGGGCGCGACAAGGCGAGGCTCACTAAGAACGCGGTAGAGCGTGCCTCGCTTAACCATTGGAACACAATCGCACTGGTCAGCTCCAACGCCTCACTGCTCGATAAGCTCTCGGGTCATAAGTCCGACGCTTCGGCGGAGATGAACCGTGTCTTTGAATACAGCCTGCAGCGCTGCGATGCGCTGGACCGCCCCACCTGCACTGCGATCTACCGTACCATCACAGAAAACTACGGGCATGCGGGCGAGATCTTCGTCGCAGAGCTGGTCAAGAACACCGACGTGCACCAAGCCAAGATCGACCAGATCGCAGCGCATATCGAGAAGGAAACCGGCGCAGACAGCAACGACCGCTTTTGGGCGGCGATGGTCGCAGCCTCGGTCTACGGAGGCTCGATTGCCCAGCGCCTCGGCCTGATTCAATTCGACGTGCGCCGGGTGCTGACGTGGGCCATCAGCCAGATCCGCCAGATGCGTGATTGCCGCAGTGAGATGACGGACGACCCGATCACCCTGCTGGGTATGTTCCTCGATGACTATACCGGCAACCGGCTGGTGGTTGAGGTCGGACGCGACCCGCGCAATGTCAGCGCCGTGCTTGATTACCCCCACGGCAAGAGCCTTGTCTACCGGCTCGAAGAGGATAAGTACCGCCTCTTTATCAGCCGCTCAAAATTCAGGGACTGGATGGGCAGGCGCTATGCCAGCTTCTCCACATGGCGCAGTGCGATGATCGCCAATGGATCCCTGATAAACGCCAACAAGCGCAAGCTCCTCGGTGCTGGCACCGCCTACGCCGGGACACTCCAGCCGTGTCTGGAGATCAATCTGAAAACCCCAGCCCTTGGCTATGTCGCTGCAGCTCTGGTCGAGGAGACCAAGCTGCTCAAGGATCTCTCGAAAACAAAGGAGAATTGCAGATGAGTGGTGAACAACTATCTCTTGAAGATCTGATGCTTGCAAACAAGGCGCAAGAAGAACTGGACAGTATCGACACTCTGATGAAGCGTGACCCGTCCGAGTGGTCTCAGGCGCAGCATCTGGCGGTCGTCACCCATTCATACTGGGCGTTCAACGCGCTGCGTACCTTCTACAAAGAGCGCTTCGGGGTAGAGATCATCCTGCCGGAAGATGGAAGAACCCCAGAGAAAAAGGAGGAGAGCGGCTATGTTACTGGACAGTGAAGCAATAAAGGCCCAGCTGCCTCGCTACCAGTGCCACAAGATCGTGCAGGCGGTGAAAATCGGAAGCCTTGAGGTCAATCCATACGACGGCTCGGTGATGCTCGTACCCGCCGACCCCAAGCTGCTGCCGTTCCACACCCGTGCAGACTTCGACGAGCGCTACTTTGGCACCGCCGAGGATCGAGGGTACTTCGTCCTGTACGAAGACGGCTACGAGTCGTGGTCGCCCTCTGAGGTTTTTGAAAACGGATATGCTAGAATTGAAAGCCCCTCCAAGTGAGGGGCTTTGCCCTTCCTACTCAAACCCGATCTGCTGAGAGATGTAAGCCTCGCGATCTGTGCTGATCCCGTGGAGCTTCTTGAAGGCAGTTGTCGAAGCACTTCTCACATCGCTCTTGGTCACAGCCGCGCCGGGCTGCTTACGGTTAAAGGCTGCAATCTCGTCCAGCTGCTCCTCTACCAGCTCAGGATCTCCGGTCTCGTAGGCATCCACATACTTTCTTATCAATTCAGCCCGACGCTCCGAGAGCTTGACCCCGATGTTGCGCACGGCTCGCTCCTTGGCGAAGGCCGAGGCGAGCTTGGTCGGGTTGATCCCTATGGCCAGCAGCGTGACATCCACCAGATCGGCTTCTTCGGAGGGAACCACTACCTTGCCGGAGGTTGTCTTAGCTCCGTCGCGGGCGACCAGCTCCCATGCCCGCATGGCATCACGCACGGCCTTGGGCACCATGTAGGACATCCCCTCGTAGACCTTACCCTCGCGGGTGATCTTATCGTAGCCCTCGAACCATCCCCGGGCCACAGACCAGAAGGGGCCAAGCCCTTGAACTGCCAACCAGTCAGCGTAGCTATCCCCGTGCAGGCTGGCGGGAGCGCCGCCACCGAGACCAAAGACATCGGCCAAGCCGATCCTTCTCGAGACGTCACCGCCGATGGTGCCAGCGATCCCACGCAGCGCCAGCTGCCCACCGGGTTTGGTTGCGAGGTAGGCTTCAAGCTCGCCCTGAACATCTCTCGGCTCGTCCTCGTCGCCACCAAAGAACAGCCCGTAGAGCTTGAGCAGTGCCGCGGTAGGCAGCCCGCCCATGATCCCGCCAAGCACCACCGAGTTGAGCATGACCCATGCGATCTCCTTGCGGGCCTGTGCCCGCTCCTGTGGGGAGGCCGAGTCGCCTATCGAGCGCAGGGAAAGAGAGACCATCCGGGCCACCGTCGCGATGCGGTAGTATTGAAACTGGGTAAGCACCCGGACATAAGCGTTTTGCAGGACCGCGGGCTTGGCTTCCTTGTTGTAGTTATACATCGTGGCGTTGGTCACTTCTGCTGCGTACTGCGCTGCCGCCGTAAAGCTCTGGTTCTTTTTGCTGGCCAGCCTGAACGCTGCAAGGAAGGTCGTAAGCCGTGAGTGCTCCTCCCCCTTACGCATGAAGAAGAGCAGCTTGCGCATCCCACCTGTGCCCTCATGCCCTTTGCCGAGATCGACCGCCTCGTTGGTGGTGGTCGCTGACATCACTCCGCGATCCAGTGCGTAGAGCAGAGCGAGCAGATCGCGCTGGCGGGGGTTGAGTTTCTTGATCGCAGCGTTGACCTGTTCCTGAGTAACCGCCCCCGCCCGTGCCGCTTCGCGGCCACGCAGGGAGTCGGGAGCCTCAAACGCCTTGAGCTGATCGAACACCTGCCGGGCTTTGACGACATCCTCCGGGTTGTGGGAGGGATTGACCAGCTTGTCAATGTTGAAGTCCTTATCCCGGATCACGGAGGCAAAGGCCGAGTTGAGTGCGGCAGTGGCCGTCATCACCGAGTTACCCGGATCTGTGGCCAGCCGTGGCAGGGCGATAGCCACCGGCTGCGAGAGCTGCACCAGATAGGCAGAGGGAGAGAACATGAACATCCCGCTTGCCAGCTTGGTTGCGCCTCGGGTAAAGGCATTGGTGTCCGCCTGCCGTGTTGCTTCCAGCCTATCTCTGAGATCCCCGACCAGTGCGCGGTGTAGCCGATTCTCTTCTCCCTTATCTCGGGCCTCGGTGCGTACCTTGTCGTCCATGCGGTTTATAACCCGCTCGATCTCATGACCGTGCTTGACCTGCGCCAGCCGGTTCGACATATTGGCCGTGTAGTTTGCTGCGGAGCGAAGGGCGTCGGTGCTGTAACCCTGCACCGTATTGCGTTTCATGGCGTTTTTGAGCGCCGAGGTCTCCGGCTGCCACTGCAGCCACATCTCACTTGCGGCCTCGATCATATCATTGACCACCCCCTCGTTTGCTCCGCCGCGCAGCCGGGCGATCTGTGTGACCTCTTCCACGAGGCTGTCCACAAATTGTTTCGGCACTGCGGCTCTGGCACCGCCGCCGCGACCGGCCACTGTGTAGGGGTAGATCTCAAACTCCTCTACGCCGTACTCAGCTACTGCCGCAGCCTGCGCCCGGTCTCGTTCCCTGCGGCTCTCAAAGAGCTGGAAGGTATAATCGAGCGGGTTCTTGCTGCCGCGCCTGCGCACGACGAGGGCATGCTTGCCGAAGCGTTGCAGGGGCCAGTAGGCACCGCGGACCACCCCTTCGCGGGGCAGCAGCTTGCGACGCAGCAGGCGCTCTGTTTCCTCGTCGCCGTCTGCGGCCTCCTTGATCCGGTTCTCCTGAGCAATAACCATCTCCTGATGGATCTCCTGCATCTTCTTCACCAGCGACTGGTACTGAGACTGGGCGGCTGGGGTCATCGCATCGTAGGCTTTGCGCCCCTCCTGCCATGCCTGCCGGAAGGTATAGCCCGTCTTGCGGGTCATATCCGCTTCTTCCCAGTGCTTCTCGCTCATCTCCACGCGCTGCTCAGCGGTCAGCCCTTTGGGTGCCACCCCTGCCGCGCTGCTGACCCAGCTCTGGCGATCCATCGACGCCCACGGGGTGATCTGCAGGAACGAGTTGGTCAGAGCTGCCTTTTTGAGGGCGGGCACCTCTTGGCGCAGCTCGTTGTGGAAGGGGTGGATCAGTGAGATCATGTGATCGAGCCAGCGCACGCGCTCGGTCTGGTAGGAATCGAGCAGCTGGTTCCACGTCTTGATCTCCGGCATATCTTTCTGGAACAGCTCGACCAGATTGTTCGCCGGGAGAAACTTCATGGTGTGTTCAGCCGCTGCGTGCTTGAGGCCGGTGCGGCCCCCGGGGGTGCGGGCATCGCTGATAATGTCTTTGGCGTTGCTCAGATGCGTGCGCAGCTGCTCACTGGCCTTGGATCCCACCGCCTTCATGGCTTCGTCCATGCGGAACTTGGCGCCGGAGAGATAAAGCCCTTCAGGTAGCTTGCGCACAATAACTGGGTCGTCCATGTAGGGGCCGTCGAACTCGGACAGATCCTCGTTATTGAATTTGAAGACTCGGTCGTTGTCGGCAAACATTGCGTCCGGCTCAAACGGACGCCCGATGCGCTCCTCCGGTGGGAGGTAATCCCGATCTGCCACGCGGCGGGCCTCTTCCTCACCAGCGGTGTAGAAGTATGCCTCGTAAGCGATCAGCTCAGCGCCGTTGTTCCCCCAAAACTTCTTGGCTTGGTTGATAGACTCAAGCGTTGGGTAGTTATCGTAGTCGTTTGCCATGTTGAAGGTGGCTTCGATCATCCGCTCCCGACGAAGACGCTCAGCGACGTGCCACTCCGTGGCGTTCTCAAGCTCGCTTGCATCCCACAGAGAAGGGTCAAACGTCTCAAGGGCAAGCGCGGTGCGCAGCTTCTCAGAGATCGCTTGGTATTCCTGCGGGTTGTTGGCCGCCTTGCGCAGCATCGCCGCCACCGCGTACTGGTAATAACCCAGCTCAACCCGCATCTGCAGGTCGCCGAGCGACTTGAGATACTTGACGCTGGTGCCACGGGCAAAGCCGTAGGAGGTCTGCACGACGTGCTGCATCTCGTGCAGCAGCGTAGACTTTAGGGCGAAGCGCTGCGATTCCGCGCTGGTGTCGGGGTCGGTGTAGAGTGTAATAAGGTGCTTGGCGGAATCGTAGGAGCCCCCGCCGCGCTGCTGGTAGTCTGGACGGTTTATGACTTCGACCGTCTGCATCCGGGCACCAAGCTCATCGAACATCGGGTGGTCGACGAGATCCTTTAGCCGCATCTTGCGGTTTGGGTTCTCGGCAAACGTCTTGTATCCATCGCGCTTGAAGGCCATAAGCTCGTCCGAGACTTCGACCTTGGTCGCCATGTCCTTGAGGTCAGTAAAGGATCCAACCTCTGTGCCCTCTGCAGGAACGAACAGAAACTTGGGATCCACCTGCGAGGGTGCAAGCATCCCGACGTCCGGGGAGGAGAAGCGGCTGTTCCACTTTGAGGCCAGATGCTCGCCCAACGCACGGGCTGCGTTTCTGCGCCCGCGTGCCAGCTCATTGAAGAACTGCCCATAGCCTGCGGCATTAAGCAGCAGCCGGTCGAAGAAACCCACCACGCTGTCCACAAGCGACTCGGTGCTTCGCAGGTTGGGATCGGCCCGCCGGACGGCCTCACGCCAGAAGGCTTCGTTGTCGAAGTAGCTGGCAAACCGATCGGCTTCAGCTTCCTCGATAACCTCCGGTTCGGAGAGCTGGCGGCTACCCGTGGCGCGAGCCACATACCGCGCTGCGGTCTCTGCGTCCATCGCCTTGAGATCCTGCGAGAGAACCTTGAGGAGCTTGCGCCCCCCTTCGGTGCGACCGAGATCTTGGCGCAGCTTATGAAACAGCTCGTGCCCCAGTACAAACCTGTGCGTGACAGAGCCCCGACTGGCGTTGACATAAACTGTGTTGTCGTTGGCGAAGCTCACCCCTGCAAAGGGAACCTTGGTGTCCGTGGCAAAGAACTGCACGCCGCGCCCGGTCACGTCTGTGACCTCGGTGGCGAGGTTGGCCAGCGCCTCTTCGACCTGAGCCACGCGGGCATGCGCCCGAACACCTGCGCCATTTAGCAGCTCCTCAATCGGAGCGACCGGCTCTTGCGCCTCGTCGTACTCAGCGGGAGCGGTCTGCGTCGTGGTCTCTTCTTCGCTCTGCTCCTCTGCCCGCTGCTTGACCCCACCTCTGCGACGGATAATGGCACGCTCGCCCTGTGCGGTACGCACTTCGCGCTGCTGCGGGGCGGCAGGCTCGTCAAACTCTGCAGCCTGCATGCGGGCGAAGGCTTCACGGGCCTGCTGCTCATCCATCCTCGCGCTGAACATCGCGACAACTTCCTTGGTCTTGCCGTCCTTGCGCCGGGAGACCACCCGGTAGTTATCGTTTTTCTTCTCGAGGAACAAACCCGGCGCCACCTCGTCACTGGCTTGCCCGGCCTCCTGTGCCGGGGCGTTGCTGCGCAGGAACTGCTCCCTCGCCTGCGCCCCGGTGGTCGCCCCCGAGAAGGTCTGGATAACTTTCTTGGTCTTACCATCCTTGCGTCGGGTCACGACACGGTAGCGTCCGTCTTTCTGGTCGAGGAAATACCCACCGCCTAGGTCTTCGTCAACAGGCTGCTCACCCTGCTCCGTCTGCCCAGCGGCGGTGGCGGTCTGCTCCTCTGGGGCATTCAAGATATTGAGATCCACGCCCATGTCCGTCAGTGCGGTCTCGAAGATCTCAAGCGCACCCTGCGTGACCTGCTCCGGGGTTGCCTCGGGCGTGGCTTCGGCACTG